CCAGCACGAAATAAGAAAAACTTTAGACCAACTAAGTCTGGAGCAGGTATGACAGCTAAAGGTGTAGCTGCATACAGACGTGCTAATCCTGGAAGCAAGTTAAAGACTGCTGTTACTGGTAAAGTTAAAGCTGGAAGCAAAGATGCTAAAAGAAGAAAGTCGTTTTGTGCAAGAAGTGCAGGACAAATGAAAAAATTCCCTAAAGCTGCCAAAGATCCTAACTCAAGATTAAGACAGGCAAGAAAAAGATGGAAATGTTAAGGAGATAAAATGACATCACCACTAAGATTATTATTAAAAGATGGAACTAAAAACGCATATATACAAGATGGCGTTATAGTTGCGCCTGGTTCAGACTTTGATGGACTAAAAGCTACAGAAAAAAATTTAATGAAAGCATTAGACAGCTCTGGTGTAAAAGAAACGAATATACAAGACTATGTTGTTACACCTAATGCTGGTCAACAGATACTACCTGATGGAACTCCACTACCTATGACTGATCCTAGGTTTAATATGCTACCACCAGGACAACCTGCTACAGGAACTGGCGGTATTAATACAGGACCAGGATATATACCACCAACAGATCAAATACTTCCAGATGGTACACGTATGCGGCCTGAAAATCCTATGTATGGTAAACCACCAGGACAACAATCTTCTATTATTAATCAAGGACAACGAAAACAATTAATGGATGTAGCAATGTTAAGTAAGTTAGGATTAATATAATGGCACAACAAGGCGGAAAAAGACCAGGAGCTGGTAGACCTAAAGGAATTAAAGCAGGAACAAAAGCAGAACGCTTAGCTGCATCATTAGGCAAAGGACAGACTACTCCTTTAAAATATATGCTTAATCTCTTGAATAATCCTCAAGTATCTGTAGAAAAAAAGATGTGGGCTGCTAAAGAAGCTGCACCATTTGTACATTCTAAGTTATCATCTGTTAATCAGACTGTATCTGGGAATGATGATAAACCAATTACCGTTCAAATAGGATGGCGTAAGAAAAAGGATTAATGGAAGTAACCATACCGTATGAACCTAGACCTTTACAGGAAAAGATTCATAACGAATTAAAAAGATTTAATGTCATCTGCTGTCATAGGCGGTTTGGCAAGACTGTATTTGCAATCAATCATTTAATTATGACTGCATGTGAAATACAAAATGCAAGATTGGCGTATATTGCACCAACCTATCGCCAGGGTAAGGCAGTCGCTTACGACTATTTAAAAGAATATACAGAACCCTTAATGAAACTTGGTGGTAAACGTCACGAAACCGAACTGAAGGTTGATCTATGGAATGGATCACGTATACAAATCTTCGGCTCGGACAATCCAGATGCACTTAGAGGTTTAGGCTTTGATGGTGTATGTATGGATGAGTTCGCTCTTATGTCACCTAGAGTATGGACTGAGGTTGTAAGACCTGCAGTATCAGATAAACTAGGTTATGTTATATTTATCGGTACACCTATGGGTCATAATCAATTCTGGGATGTATATGATCTAGCTGTACGTAGAGGTGGAGATTGGTATGGACAATTATACCGAGCATCTGAAACAGAAATTATACCTGACTATGAATTAGAAGAAGCTAGGCTTACAATGCCAAGCGACCAATACGAACAGGAATTTGAATGTAGCTTTCAAGCTGCAGTCTCAGGATCCTATTACGGAAAACAGATTCAGAAAGCAGAAAAAGAAAATAGAATTACTGATGTTGAATATGATGCCAGTGTTGATGTAGAAACTTGGTGGGATTTAGGTATAGGTGATTCAACTTCTATTTGGTTTGCACAAAGAGTTGGAGATGAAATTAGATTAATAGATTACTATGAATCATCTGGTGAATCATTATCACATTATGCAAATGTATTAGAAGAAAAAGGTTACAACTATGGTAGACATGTTGGACCACACGATATTACTACAAGAGAACTAGGCACAGGTAAATCTAGATTAGAAGTTGCTTATGAATTAGGTTTAGATTTTGAGGTGTGTCCTCGATTAGCAGTTGATCATGGTATTGAAGCTGTAAGAAATAACTTAGATAACTGTTGGTTTGATAAAAATAAATGTAAATATGGTATTGATTGTTTGCGACAATACCGTAAACAGTTTGATGATAGAATGCAGACATTTAAAAATAAACCCCTACATGACTGGGCTTCACATGCAGCAGATGCTTTTAGATATGGCTGTTCTGTTGATGGACCAACAAGAACAGACTGGACTAAACCTATGAATGTAGATACTAGATATATAGTTTAAGGAACAATATGGCAAAAGGTAAACCACTAGACGATTATAATATACAAGGTATTCTTGGTGATCACATCAAAAATAGTTATGGATATTATGAATCAGAACTAACAGATGCAAGACGTAAAGCTAACGAATATTACTTTGGTGAAGGCTTTGGTAATGAAGTAGAAGGCAGATCACAAGTTGTATCTACTGATGTTGCTGATACTATTGAGTCTATATTACCACCATTACTAAGAATATTTACAGCATCAGATAATATTGTAAGAGTAGAACCTGTTACACAAGAAGATGTTGCTATAGCAGAACAAGCAAGTGATTATTTAAATCATATCTTTAACAAAGACAATGATGGCTTTACTGCTTTATATACAATGTTTAAAGACGCATTGCTTATGAAGAATGGTATATGCAAAGTTTATTGGGATGATAGTAATAAAGTAGAAAGAGAAACATACGAAAAATTATCTGAAGATGAATTTACTATGTTGATTGAAGAAGATGGTGTTGAGGTATTAGAACATACTGAGTATGAAGATGAAGCATTCATAAAGCAAAAAGAAAAACAAGAAGCTCAATTAGATGCACTTCCTGATATGCCACAAACTCTTATAATGCAAGAGGAACTAAGTAAAATAAAAGTTCCTATGATACATGATGTTGTTATTTCTAGAACACAAACATTTGGTAGAGTTAAAATAGAACCAATACCACCTGAAGAATTTTTAATTGAAAGACAAGCTAAGTCTTTAAAAGATGCAACCTTTGTTTGTCATAAAGTACCTACTTCTCGTAGTGAATTAATTGAAATGGGATTTGACTATGAACAAGTTTATTCACTACCTATTGAAAATAAAGAAAGATATAACTCTGAAAGATCTGTAAGATATAGAAATATAGATGATGATTATGATAGAGTAGTAGGAGATTCTGCTACTGAAGAAATTATTGTTTATGAATCATATATTAAACTAGATATGGATGGTGATGGTATTGCAGAATTAAGAAAAATTACTAGTGCAGGAGAAGGTGGTTATACTATCCTTGATAATGTACCTGTTGATTCACATCCATTCTGTTCAGTTACACCTATTATAGTACCACATAGATTTTATGGTAGATCAGTATCAGAACTAGTAGAAGATATTCAATTAATTAAATCTACTGTTATGCGACAAGTACTAGATAATATGTACTTAACAAATAATAACAGAGTAGCAGTTATGGATGGTCAAGTTAATCTTGATGATCTATTAACTAATAGACCTGGTGGAATTGTTAGAACTAAATCTGCACCTAGTCAGGTTATGATGCCATTACAAAATCAAACACTAACACAACAAGCATTTCCTTTGTTATCATATTTAGATACTGTAAAAGAAGAACGTAGTGGTATTACTAAATATAATCAAGGTATGGATACTGATACACTTAATAAAACTGCATCAGGTATAAATACTATCTTATCACAATCACAAATGCGATTAGAATTAATTGCTAGAGTATTTGCTGAGACAGGTGTTAAAGATATGTTTAAAAAAATGTTTGAACTAGTTGTGAAGTATCAAGACAAACAACGTATCATAAAAATTAGAAATAACTTTGTACCAATGAATCCTATGGAATGGAGAAACAGATGTAATGTTTCTATTCATGTAGGTTTAGGTACAGGATCTAGAGATCAACAACTTGGTATACTTAATGCTATACTTAGACAACAAGTAGAAGCTATTAAACTACAAGGATCTCCAGCAGGACCAATAGTTAATCTTGAAAATATTTATAATACTCTTGCTCGTATTATTGAGAATGCAGGATTAAAAGATGTTGGTTCATACTTTACTGATCCTAAAACTGGTATGGCTAATATGCCACCACCACAACAAAAACCACCATCTGAGTTTGAGAAAGTTTCACAAATACAAACACAACAAAAAGCTGCAGAAGCTCAAATGCAATATGAAAATAGAATGCGTGAGATTGAGTTAAGATATCAAAAAATGATGCTTGACTTCGAAGCAAAAATAAAAGAACTTGAAATGAAATATGAGTCTGATATAGATGAGAAAGCTATTAAGCGTGAAGCTATGGAGATGAAAGGTATTTCACAATCTAATAAAGAAATGCTTGATGCTGCAACTAAACAACTCTTACAACCACAACAACCACAAGGAATGAGTGTAGAAATAGATGTCGAACCTGGAACTGGAAAGCAGTAGAGGCTCAAGAGCAAAAACAATTTTAGAAGATGAGTTGTTTCAAGAGACTTTAGAAACTCTTAAACAATCTTATACTGAAGCGATATTTCAAACAGGACCAAATGATGAACTTGCAAGGACAAAGATCTACCTTGCATATCAAATTTTAGGTAAGTTTGAAAACCATTTCCGTACTATTATGGAAACTGGACAACTTGCAAGTAAACAATTAGATGAACTTCGCAAAAAATAGCACCACCCAATCTGGAGTGCTTTAAATAACACTAACCATAAAGGAGTGTACATATGGCTGATGAAGCTACAAATGTATTAGGCGCAGCAAAAACCTTATCAGGTTTGATGCAAGGCTTACCTTCTGAAAAAACACCTGCTGAACCAGCACCTGTTGAACCAGAAGAAAACGAAACAACTGAAGAAGTTGTTGAAGAAGTAACACCTGAAGATATACCCGCAGAGGATATAGAAGGAGTTGCAGTAGCTGAAGAAGCTACAGATGATGCTGAACAAGATATTGACGAAAGTCCAGAGGAGCCTTCATATACTGTCAAAGTAGACGGTAGCGAATTGACGGTGACCCTTGATGAACTACTTCGGGGATACCAAAGAGAAGCAGATTACACACGCAAAACATCAGAACTATCTTTAGAGAAATCAAAGTACAATGATCTTATGCAACAATCTCAAAGTGAGATTAACAATAAGTTGTCGAAACTTACAGAGTTAACAGGCATGGCTCAACAAGAGTTACAAGCTGAATACAGTAACATTAACTTTGAAAAACTTTACGAAGATGACCCAACTGAAGCTGCTCGTTTAGAACATAAAATGCGTAAACGAGCTGAGAATCTAAATAGAATACAGGAAGAAACTAAAGCTAATCAAGCTCAAGAGTTTCAAAAATATTTACAAGATCAACAACATAAAGTTAGTAGTCTTGTACCTGAGTTCAATGATCCTGAAAAAGCTGGTAAACTTAAATCTGAGATGCGTAAGTATCTACAAGGTTTAGGTTATGGTGATCAAGAGATTAATAGTGTTTATGATGCAAGACAAGTCTTGTTAATTAAAGATGCTATGACTTATGATAAACTAAGAAAGTCTAATCCTAAAGTTACAAAGAAAGTTGCTGCTGCACCTAAAGTTCTAAAACCAGGTGTTGCAAAAACAAAAGGTGATGCTGCTCTAAAAGTTAGACGAGATAAACTAAATCGTCTGAAGAAAACAGGTGCTGCTAAAGACGCAGCTTCTATTTTTAAAGACTATCTATAAGGAGTCTTAAATGGCACAACCAACAAACTTGTACGATACGTACGATACTACTGGTATTAGAGAAGATTTAGTAGATGTAATTTACAATATATCTCCTGAAGATACTCCAATACTTTCTGCAATCCCAAGAACGATTGCTAAACAAACTAAGCATGAG